GGGTACGGTAAACAATTTCAAGACATTAAAATCAATGTCCACATCTCGGGTCGAGCCGGTCCCGAAGGTATCCGACAGGCTTACAAGCGACTCAGCCCCGAAGCAAGAAACAGCCTCACAATCGAAAACGAAGAAATCAGTTGGAATCTCGATTCGTGCCTGACACTTACTGATCTAGTACCTATCGTACTAGACATTCATCATCATTGGATTAACACTGGAGAATATATTGAAGCAACTGATGACCGTATTAAAAAGATTATTGATAGTTGGCGCGGTACTCGCCCTGTCATACATTATAGTGTCTCAAGAGAAGAACACTTACCAGACGCCTGCCGTGTCAGCCGTCCGTGCCTGACTACTCTATTGGAGTCGGGGCATAATAAACAGAAACTACGGGCACACAGCGATTACTATTGGAATAATGCTGTAAACGATTGGGCAATTTCGCATTGGTCATGGTCTGACATCATGTGCGAGAGCAAGGCTAAAAATCTTGCCAGCTTCAAACTTTACGATACATATAAGACATATGTTTGATAAAATCAAAAAACTTTTGGGAGTGAAAACTGAGGAGCCTAGGCCCGAGCCTCCACGCGAGGCTGCTCCCAAACCCAAAAAAGAACGAAAGACTAAACAAAAGAAAGTCGAAGAGTCTGCCAAAGAATTAGCTACTAAAAACGGCGAACCATATATCGCAATCACTCATGTTCATATTGATCCAAACGATATAAACAATGGTGCTTTTGAATTGGATTGGAACGACAAGTTCGTACTAAATCTTATCAAGCAGGGATATAAACAAAAGCAAGAAGATACTGACGATCAAATCGTTGACAGATGGTTCCAAACCGTATGCCGTAATGTAGCACTTGAAGTCTACGAGCAAGAAATCGCAGATCCTGAAAAGCGTAGCCGTAGCGATATCCGTGTTGTCCAACAACGAGATTTGGGCAACGGGCGCACAGAAGTTAGTTGACATTTTCGCAAACACCTAGTATAATATACGCATATTATTCTACTAAATAGGTGTGCTTGTGAAATATGCTCTAATCGATACTGCTAATACATTCTTTCGTGCCCGTCACGTTGCCAGTCGCAACAGCGATACTTGGGAAAAGATCGGCATGGCATTACATCTGACACTATCAAGTGTGAATCAGGCTGTTCGCCGTCATGGCATTGATCATGTGGTGTTCTGTCTTGAGGGGCGCAGTTGGCGCAAGGATGTTTATCCACAGTACAAGGCACATCGTAAGGTAGCTGAATCTGCACTTACTGAGAGTGAAGCAGAAGAGAACAAGATGTTCTGGGAAACGTATGATATGTTCACCACGTTCCTTCGTGAGAAAACTAACTGCTCTGTCTTGCGACATGAACGGGCTGAGGCAGATGATCTTATTGCACGATTCATCCATCTGCATCCCAATGACGAACATGTAATCATCAGTAGCGACTCGGACTATGTGCAGTTGATCGCAGAAAATGTCAGTCAGTATAATGGTGTGGCCAATCAATTGATCACCCTTGAAGGTTATTTCGATGACAAAGGTAAACCCGTCAAAGATAAAAAGACAAAGCAACCTAAGTTGCTAGGTGACCCGCAGTTTGTGTTGTTTGAAAAGATCATGCGTGGTGATGCCGGTGACAATGTGTTTAGTGCATATCCCGGTGTACGCACTAAGGGTAGCAAGAACAAAGTTGGACTTATCGAGGCTTATGCTGATCGCACAAAGCAGGGTTTCAATTGGAACAACATGATGTTACAGCGTTGGGCAGACCCTGACGGCAATGAATTCCGTGTCAAAGAATTGTATGAGCGCAACAAGTTGCTTATCGATTTGACTGCGCAACCTGAAGAAATCAAACAACTTGTTGATGCTAGTATTACTAAGGGAGTACGCACTACGGTCACACCGCAAGTAGGTATTCACTTTATGAAATTCTGTGGAAAATATGAACTTACTAAGATTAGTGAAAATGCTGAAGCATTCGCTAAGTGGTTGAACAATCCATATACTGGAGAATTATCAAATGGATGAAATTAACAAAGATATGTTATGCAAAGATTGTGTGCATGCCTTCGTTCCATGGCATGATTATTTGAGTAAACTATTGACTCCGGGACAGCAATGGTACAAATGTAAAAGAACCGGTAAAATTTCAGTAGTAGATTTCAATCCAGTAACCGGTGGTAAAACATTACCACCTGACTATAAGAACTGCTATTCGGAACGAGGATATTCAGGAGAATGCGGGAAAGAGGCTAAATACTGGTCTCCGAAAAATAAGCATGACCTTTTCAAACTATTAACGAGGTAAACATGACAGAACTAATCGCAAAACCTATCATTAAAGACCAATATTGGGTAGTCACAGATGGTGATAAAAAGGTAGGAAATGTGCAGGCTAATAATGCAGGGTACGAGGTAAAACTCAATGGAAATGTATTGCAGTTTAACAATACATCTGATATCAAAAAGAATACCAAGATCAGTTTTCAACCCATGAAGTCCAACAAGGCTAAGGTTGAGATGCCTTATCCTGAATATCCTACTCCTAATAAGACATATAATAACATTTTCGATGTCAAGCGCAAACTACATGTATTTACCAAGACTACTAAAAGTAAGTGCTATCATGTAGCGGGTTGGTTCAATATCGACCAAAATGGACATAAGGAAACGGTTTTTTGCCCTAAGTACATTTTTATTCAGCGTTATCCTTATAATGGCCCATTTAAAACAGAAACCGAGGCAAATAGTCATATAAATAACTAAGATGATACACATCAAGAGGTTTTTGGATAAAGTCTCACACACGGAAAGCAAGAAATTAAAGGATTTAGTGATTCCCGTGCAAGAGGCCAGAGGTTTGCGTGATGAGATAGCAAAACTGTTATCAGACTTGCATGACCTGAATACTAAAGAAAAATCTAAGGATGAGGTCATCAAGGTAGAAATAACAGGCGGAAGTTTTAAATGAGCAGAACACAACCAAAAGTAATACTTGAACATGTAGACAAGGCCACCTATAAGTGCGACCAAATCGTTGAAGCCTCGGGTATTTGGGCTGTGTTTTATGATGGGCAACCTATCAACCTTAAGAGCCAACATTATCTTACTAACGAGACTGCTCCTAAATATAAGAAAACAAGTTTCAGCAATCCTGGTCATGCCAGAAATCTATGTCGTAAATTGAACAATCAGTTCAAGACAGATAAGTTTACCGTCGTGTTTATGAATCAGGGTCGTCAAGTATATCCTGATGAAGAATAAAGAAGATATCACTAGAGCAATAGCTGGTATCTTAAACATAGATCAATCACACCCTAAAATTTCTTTAGATGACCTGATGTTCAAATGGTGGGCTACGGGACGAACCGGCACAGGTTTAAGGTTGACAGAAGATGGCATGAGAGCCTTTACTGATGCTGATATCGAATTCTATGACTTTCCTTTATTCAATAATGATTTAAAAAATTATAAAAAAGAAGAATTCAAAGCATTTACTTTAAAATTAGGCAAAAAGATAGATTGTCCTTTCTATATAGGTTTAAAAAACTCAATGGCTAAATCAGCATATATAAGGATATATGATAGTAAAATTGCCACGATGATCACACTTTATGGTGATTTTTTAGATTACATTAATGCCAGTCGATTATGAAAAAACCTATTGTCTTAGTAGAACAGGATGGTGCGAAAAAACTAAGCCTAACCAATGATTTAAGTTCGCATCTTATAACTCATGCATACCTTTATCTACAGCCAAATGGTTGGTTTAATGATTATCCTTGCACCGATGAGGGCGTGACGCCTTGGATGACATTCCCTGCTATTAATTTTTTAAAAGATATAATATCAAGCGACATGAAAGTGTTTGAATATGGTAGCGGGTATAGCACAATCTTTTTTAATGCTCATGCAGGTGAGACAGTCACGGTAGAGCATGACATTCAATGGGTAGAAAGAGTCAAACAATTTGTACCTACTGCTACCATACATGTGATCGATCAAAACGCTAAGGTGCATGATGATGCTGTACCATTAGTAGACGAGTTTATCAAATCATTTGAACAGATAAGAAGCGAAGATAGAGACCATGATGTCAGACATGGATTGATCAATAATGAATTTGCAGGATATGCTAGCGCAATATACAATTATCCAAAAGATTATTTTGATATCATAGTGTTAGATGGTATGGCAAGAGCATTATCAGGCGTGTTGGCAGTAGAACGAGCAAAAGACGATGCATTAATCATACTAGATAATAGTGACCGTTGGCACTATAATCCATTACAGAAATATTTGATAGACAAAGGCTATAAGAGAATAGACTTCTGGGGACCAGGATGGAACAATTATAATGCTTGGTGTACCAGTTTCTTTTTCAAGAATTTGTCGTTTAAAAACAACAGGTTACAAAGACCTGAACAAGAGGGGCCTATATTCACATGAGCGAAGATAAAAAACCAAAAAATCAGATGCAAGAGTTATTAGCCCGTAAAAAGGCTATGCAAGCAAACAACAGGGGTCAATTCAACCCAAATAATGGAAAACAGGGTAAAGTAAGCAAGGGATTCGGCGGTCCTAGTGTTACCCGAAAAACGGGTAGAGGGTCTTGACCTTTTTATAACAATCTGTTAAGATAGTCATATCTAGTAACATCATAGGTATGACTATGCGCAAGATTAGTAGTTTTGTAACGACCACTGTAGCAACCGCAGTCCTTACAGCATGCGGGGGTGGCGGGGATGGAAGTGCTCCTGACAAAAGTATATCCAGTGTGCCAACCGGCACAAGTACTGTAGTAGAAGTTCCATATTTCATCGAAGTGCCTAACGCACTTAAAATAGAGAATCCGTATTCTAACACAGGTACAAACATTACCGTCGCTGATATCTCAGGTGATGGGCGTGATGATATCATTATCCATCAAAATGGAGCTGATACCAATAATACACCTAATGTAGGGAATATTCCTTGCCAAAATGTGTTGAAGATTTATGTCATGCAACCTGATAACACGTTTGCCGATCAAACTGTATCATATATTCAGGGCAATGATCTAGGCGCATGTTCTCGCAAGATGCGTGTAGCAGATGTTAATGGTGACAAGAAACTTGACATCATTTATGCTATGAACCAAGAAGATGGCAGAAGGCAAACTAACGCACATGATATGAATGCGCAGAATGTAGTCTTACTCAGCAATGGTGCCACATATACTATCAAGAAGTTCGGTATACCCAGTTGGTATCATAGTGTAGGTATCGGCTATGACATTAATGAAAGAGTGTATGTGACAGGTGCAGGTTATACTAATAAGGATGTGACCGCATATTATTTTGATAAGCCGGCTCTGTTAGGCTCTGCACCGCACAACATGAACAACCTAAGCGCCAATGCTTTTGAATTGTTCAGTACTTCAAAAACTAAAAAACATACCAATCTGTTACTACAGTCTAGCAACGTTCATCCCAACTATACCACTGCTGATGGATATGTTCAGTCTAGTGATGGTAGATGGAATAAGGTAGGGGCAGTCACGTTCATGCCACTACATAGCATGGCCCGCGGCATTTGCTGGACCGGAGACGACTGCGGTGAAATCCCTGTGTTCAAATATAAAGATTATTATTTGACATTTGCAGGCATGAGTGAGACTTGTCAGATTCGCCTCAAGCCCGATAACGATCCAGTAATATTGTTTAGTGTCGGTGGTGCAATTGTGCCCAATTATACTAATAGCGGTGGTGTGATCAAACAGAACGATCTTAAAACTGGTGCTGCCTTTTTCAGAGCCGCTACTATCGTAAACAACGAAGTGAAGGAGGTACCTATCACTATCGAAAATGAACAACCCGGATATAACTCAAACTTTTTTGATTGTAAAGATGTTAACGGCGATGGCTATGACGATATCGTCCGATATCCGTTCAGCAAATCGGGATTGCCATTGATCTATCTCAACAACAAGAATAATGGGTTCACATATTACGGGACAACCAATCTACCCAATAAACCTACTGGGTGGGAGATCAATAACCTCGCTAATGCAAGTTCGATCATGCATGACTTTGACAAGGATGGTTTCATGGATATCTTGGTATTCGCGGCTCAAGATGTACTGAATGTCAAGAATGTCACCTACAAGTTCTATCGTGGCCAGAGGAAACTCTGACGTAAGTTGTTGATTTATATAGGGTTTTTTGTAGCACAAAAACAACACTAAAAGGCTTGACTTTTGGGCCCACTGGGCTTAGAATAGCATTATTAACAGTTGATTAATGGAGCGAATATGTACTTGACTATGACCGAACAACAAAAGCGTGAAGTTAGTATGTATGGTTGTACTGAAGACCAAATGCGTGAGGCTGTAGAGCAAAGTTTGACATTCCGTTTTTCGGGTCCTGCT